AAGCAAATGACTACTACTGCCGATAGCACTACTTACGGTTCCATTTCTAACGACCCCGGTCGTCGTTGCGAGAACCAACAGACCAACAAGGTTCATACCACCGCTAACGTGTCGGGTGGAACCACCACTACGACCACTGTGGCCGCTTCTTATGGTGCTGCTGCTACTACCGTTGCTCTTAACGCAACTGTTGATGCTGCCGAAGCTGCCATCTTCACCGTGCGTCGTGGTCGCACTACCCCCTCGACCCTGCCTACCGCTAAGGTGACGGGAACTGCTACCCGCGCTGAAACTGGCGCTGTGGCATCCTTTGGTACCCGCGTTAACGGGTCTGGTTATACCAACGGAACCTATACCAACGTGGCCCTGTCTGGTGGTTCCGGCTACGGCGCTACTGCTACCCTGACCGTTTCTGGTGGTGCTGTGACGGCTGCTACCCTTGTCCGGGGTGGTCAATGGTACAAGGTTGGTGACACCCTGTCTTGTCAACTGATTGGCCCCGGTACCTTGTTTGCCCTTCCTGTGGCAACCATTACCCAAGGTTGATCATCATGGCCCCCAAAAAGAAAGGTCCGTCGATGCTGGAAAGTCAGCGTCGCAAGCTGATGATGCAAAAGATCGCCAAAGGCGGCGTTCAAAAGAGTGGTGTGAAGAAGCCAGCTCCTGCTGCTGGTCCCACAAAGGCTGATGCAAAATCTTGGCAAAAGATGAACCAACTCGGTTCTGCCAAATCCGCAAAGGCTGCTGAACCCAAGCCCCGGACTCCTGCTCCTGGTACTGGCAATGTCCTCAAGGCTGCCCAACAGTTTAGCAAAGACAAAGCAGCAAAAGATCGGCAAGTCAACCGTGGAGTGGCAGCATTCCGCGCCAAAATGAATCAATCAATGGTTGGCAAAGCTGCTGCTCTTGTCGGCGGTCTTCGTGGTGGAGCAGCGAAAGCCGTGGCTGAAACGGTTGCCCCTCGTCCTACCGCAAAGGGAACCCTCAAAGGTGGAGGAAGTGTTGGCCCCGCAATGCCTAAGCGTCTCATGGAACAGGGCTATGCTGCCCAAGAACGCAAGGCACGAACCAAGAACGAAGCCCGCAAAAAGGCTACTGGTTCCTCTTCCGCTACTCCTAACACGGCCAAGTCCTTTGACTCCGCGTTTAAGGATGCTCGTCGTGCCAAGGTTAGCACCTTTACCTGGCGTGGTAAGAAATATACCACCGAGATGAAATAATCATGCCCCTATCTAAAGGCAAATCTCAAAAGGCTGTGTCTAAAAACATCAGCAAGCTTTCCAAGGAAGGCTACCCAAATAAGCAAGCCATTGCTATTGCCCTTTCCAAAGCTGGGAAGAGCAAGAAGCGTAAATAGCCACCACAGGGGTCTAGGATCGTCTCCTTGGCCCCTCCACCCCACAATAGGTATCCTATGCCCAAACAGACCCCAGAGGCCCCTTCTAGGTCCATAGAGGAGCGTATCTCAACTTCATTCCCTGTTTTTCTTTCCCTTGTATGGAAGTCGCTAGACCTGCCTCCTCCAACAAGGGCCCAACTGGCAATGGCCCGCTACCTTCAACACGGAGGAAAACGCATCCAACTTCAATGCTTCCGTGGACTTGGCAAAAGCTGGGTTACTGCGGCATTTGTGTTGTGGAACTTGTTTTGCGACAGAGACAAGAAGATCATGGTTGTATCAGCCAGCAAACAACGTGCTGATGACTTTTCGATTTTTTGTCAGAAGGTAATTATTGATGTGGCGTGGCTTAACCATCTTGCCCCACAGGATGACGACCAACGTTGGAGTCGAGTCTCCTTTGATGTTGCCGGGGCACGTCCTGCTCAAAGTCCGTCCGTTAAAAGTGTTGGAGTGACTGGCCAGTTGACTGGCTCTCGCGCTGACATTTTGATTGCTGACGACATTGAAACCCCAACTAATTCAGCCACCGACATGATGAGGGAAAAACTCCTCCAACTTGTCACTGAGTTTGAATCAGTCCTAACACCCAAAAAGGACAGTCGCATCATCTTTCTCGGCACTCCTCAATCTTGCTTTACAATTTATAACTCGCTTAGGGAACGCGGTTATGTGCCAATGGTGTGGCCAGCTCGTTATCCAAAAGAACTAATTGGATATGAAGATATTCTTGCTAAGGAACTTCAATCTGATATTGCGGAACACGGACTTGAAAATCTAGCTTGGAAACCAACCGATACTCGCTTCTCGGAAATTAACCTTCTTGAACGGGAACAGAGCATGAGTCGGAGCAATTTTATGCTCCAGTTTATGCTTAATACGTCCCTGTCGGACGCCCTCAAGTTCCCCCTCAAGCTCAGCGACTTCTCAGTGATGCCTCTGGACCCCGGGAAGGGGCCTTCGGACGTGATTTGGGGGGCTGATAAGGAGACCCTCCTCGACATGCCCGCTGTGGCCCTTCCTGGCGACAGATGGCATCGACCCAAAAGTACACAGGAATACGTCCCATATAATCAAACGATTATCGCTGTTGATCCAAGTGGTCGCGGAAAGGACGAAACTGTTGCCGTAGTCCTGTCACAGATCAATGGGTTCATCTTTGTCAGGGACATGCTCGCCACGCAGGATGGCTATTCGGATACTACTCTTCGGGGCATCCTAACGCTTGCCCGTAAGTATGCGGCTTCTGTCTGTCTCATTGAGTCTAACTTTGGTGACGGGGCAATCATGGAACTCATGAAGAAACATGCCCAAGAAATGAAGGTTGGTATGATGTTTGAGGAGGTACGCGCTACCACCAGGAAGGAAGACCGCATCATTGATACACTAGAACCAGTGCTGAACCAGCATCGCCTTGTCATTGATCAAAAGCTCATTGACTGGGACTACCGCAGCAACCCCGAGATGGCCCCCGAGGAACGCCTTCCCCGTATGCTCATGTATCAACTTACCCGCATGTGTCGGGAAAAGGGTGCCGTCAAGCACGATGACCGGGTTGACGCCCTAGCCCTTGGCGTGAAGTACTTTCAGGATATTCTGGCCATTTCGGCAAAGGAACAAGAGATAAATCGGTCCCGTGAGCAATGGCAAAATATGGTTGAGGGGTTCCTTTCTGCCCCTACCTTGGCCACCGATCTACTTGTGGCGGGAAGCACCTTTGATGACCCCATTACACAGGAGGAAGGGGCCATCGTTTCGTGGATTTCTCACCGGTAAAACGCTACCCGTTTTTTCGCTGAAACCCCTTGCTACGACTACCCTGGAGAGAAGGTGCCTATTATTACCCAGGGAAGTGGTGCTCCTTGGGTGTGGAAACAGCGGAAATGGGGGGAAAAGAAGGGGGGTCTTCCTCTTTCTCTTCCCCTCTGTGGCTGTTTCCAGACTAACCGTATCCCGTCAACCAACTGTAAACCCAGAGGAACGGGTACGGGTATGGACGGACGGACCCCCTCCGGGGGGTTCGACACAAACAGAAAAGCTAGTGTTTACTAAGCGAGCGAAGCGAGCGTCCTACTAGCCCAACGGGAAAACGCGACCACTGTCAATAGAAACAAGAAAAAAGACAAAAGGAAGACAAATGTTTCTTATTTATATTACTGTTAATATTGGAAGCGAAGCGCCCGTATATTACTGTTAATATTACTATTAATGTTCCTTAATAACAATAATTAACATTAATAACATGTTTATTACTGTTTTTATTCTTGTTTATTGTTCCTTAAACAGGATGTATTACGATAGGTAGTAATGTATCACATCCGACCTATCGCGATACAGCTGTTATAGAAAGAAAAATAACAATAGTAACAATAACACCAATAGTACAGATAGTACTAGTACTACCGACACACACCACTGTTTACTCCTAACCATGGCACCCGACATCAAACAACCATTTGAACAACCGTATCCCTCAAACGTTCGTCTGATCTGGATTACCCCAGCAGCAGAACACACCATTGAGTATTGTGCTAGGGTCAGTAATCCAAAGGGGCAAAACAAGTTAGACACAACCGGAAAGTTGCTGCGCTACCTTGTTGCTAATAATCATTGGTCTCCCTTTGAGATGGCGAGTTGCTGCGTGGAAATTACTACCACTCGTGACATCAGCGCACAGATCCTTCGTCATAGGAG